TGATGTAAACAAGCTGAACAAAAACAAAGATATGGATCAGAACAATCCTACTGACCTGGCAAGTGCTATCCAGGACTACTACAAATCAAACTAATCTCAAACAAATTCACACAGAAAGGTAAATGGTGAAAAACTATGGCTATTACACTTAATCAGATGAAAGAAGGCATGGCTGACAAAGTTAAAGTTGGCGTTGTTGATGTATTTCTGCAGGAATCAGCAGTTCTTCAGGACCTGCCATTCGATGATGATGCCGCAGTTGGCGGTGGTTCAACACTGACATACGGCTATGTGCAGGAAAAAATCCCTGGTCAGACATCATTCCGTGCGCTTAACACAGAATACACATCCAGCGAAGCACAGGTTGAAAAGAAAGCCGTTGAACTTAAAATCTTCGGCGGTTCATTCAAAATTGACCGTGTTGTTAACCAGGCAAAAAGCACATTCAACAATGTTACTTTCCAGATGAAACAGAAAATCAAATCTGCTGTTGCAACATTCCATGATGCAATGATCAACGGCGACGCTTCCGTTAATGCCGATGCTTTTGACGGCCTGGACAAATTCCTGGTTGGTCAGAAAAACGAGTACAACACAGACAGCTACATTGACCTGTCCACAAAAGCAAAACTGGAAGAAAATGCAGCAGAGTTTTATGAAAAACTCAAAAAGCTCATTTCTTCCACAGGTGCTCATGCTCTGTATGTAAACGACGATATGAAGCTGAAAATTGAATCCGTTGCCGCATACCTGGGTTACAAAACAGCATCCGAAGAAGCATTCGGTAAAACATACACTAAAATCGGTGATGGCGTAAAACTGGTTGCCCTCGGCAACAAAGTTTCCGTTGACGGTGAATCCGTAACAGAAGAACCTATTATCGGCTTCAAATCTCGTTCAGTCGGTGGCGGTTCAGTAACAGGTCTGACAGACATTTATGCCGTTAGATACGGTGTAGAAGATGGCTTCCACGGCGTAACCCTGGATGGTGACACAGGTATTAAACAGTACCTGCCAAACTTCAACGACCCAGTTGCTGTAAAACTTGGTGAAGTTGAAATGGTTGCTTGCGTTGCTCTGAAACGCACATCATCAGCCGGTGTTCTGCGTAACATCAAAATCCACTAATACAGAAAGGTGAATTATCATGGCTAAATCAAAAGAAAAAATCGTTGAAACAACTGTTGAAGCTGAAGCTCCTGTTGTTGAAACAGTGGAAGAAGCAAAAGTAAAAAAATACCTTGTTGAAACACCAGTAGAGAATTTCTGTGGCATCGGTGCTGCAGGTATTCATTTCGCCTACGGCAAGGCAGAAGTACATGAAGGCTGGGTACTCGACTGGTACCGTGAACACGGCTACAAAGTAACAGAAATCAAGTAATAAAGGGGGTATTCCCTATGATTATTACAACAGATGAAGCAAGGGTTATTTTCCCTGACCTTGACTCTTGGACTGATGAAAAACTTTGCCGAAAGCTGAAAGCCATCGAACAAACCGTCCGCAGTTACACCAATAACAATTTTCAGGATAAAGCATACAGAAATACCGCTGATATAATCGGCGGTATTTTTGTTGTAAAAGGCTCAACTGCATTTGAAAGCGGTGATACTGTTATGGTTTCTTACGGCAAAAACAAAGGCGTTTTTACCGTGGATATGGTGACAATCCACTCTTTCACTGTACTTGAAGATGTAGTAGATGAAAGCAATATTATTGTCACAAAAGTGGTATACCCTGCCGATGTAGTGGATGCTGCCATTAATATGCTGAACTGGGAAGCAAATAACCGAGATAAAGTCGGTATAAAATCTGAAACGCTGTCCAGGTATTCAGTGACTTATTTTGACCAGGATGCCAGCAATCAGATAATGGGTTATCCGATCAGTCTGTTAGGCCCTCTTAAACCTTACAGAAAAATGAGGTGTTGATATGGGCAAAATAGGCGGCAACCTTTACGGCACCATCCAAACAAAAACGAAAACCGGTAAAAACAAACTCGGTGAAGCTGAACACACCTGGGAGAACAAATATACACAGCAAGGCTGGCTTGATATGCAATCTGCTGATAGTCGCAGAAGCACTTACAATGCCAAAATCGAAGAAAGCACACATATTTTTATTTGTGATTTCGATGTTGATATTTATGCCCTGCAAAATAAAGACACCCGAATGGTGATAAAAGGCATGGTCTATGATGTTAAGTTCATCGACAATCCGATGGAGATGGACGAACAGCTGGAAATCTACTTAAAGAAAGTGGGTGCTTATCGTGCCTGATGTTATATTTGAAGACTTTACAATTCAAGTAAAAGCGGAGCTTAATGACCGGCTTATCAGAGCGCTTGAAACTGCCGCCGCAACTATCGAAAGGTCGGCAAAGCGTAATACCAGAGTTGGCAGGGGCGGCGGTAGTGGTACAAAAGGCAAGTGGAAACATTTTGTTGACCCTGCTGCACTCGCAGCCTATATCGGCAATACCGAGGAAAACGCCATATGGGAAGAATTCGGCACTGGTGAATATGCCCTGAACGATGGCAGACAAACTCCGTGGTATGTTCCAGTCGAAGGGTACACCGGCAAGAAACGACCAACCTTTAATGGTAAAGTCGTTATTGTTTACGGCAAAAATGGCGTTGCTTTTTACAAGACCAATGGTAAAAAGCCATCAAGGGCGTTATATAAAGCGTTTGAAGCAAAGAAAAAGACAGTTGAAAAAATCTTTCATGATGAACTCGGAGGAATGAAGTGAGCAAGTTTGAATTTATTGATAAACAAATGGAACTCATAGGCATTCCTTATGAGTTTCTTGAATGGACACAGGACATTTCTTACCCATACTTTACCGGGGAACAGTCCACCCCTGAAGAAATATCAACAGAAGATGGGCGTGAAATAACTGATTTGATAATCACAGGTTGGCATCGTGGTAAAAAAATCACATTGCACGAATGCAATGAGAAAATCAAAAAGCATTTTCATCCTGTTCACGGCTTGCGTGGCGAAACAGAAGAAGGTGTAATCATTGTATTTTATGAGGGTGGTTTTTTTGTACCATCCGGCGAAGCTGACCTACACAAAATAGAAATACACTTAAAAATCTTGGAATGGAAAGGAGATTTTTAAACAATGAGCAAAATGGGCGTAAGCGGTTATACACCAACCACACCTGGAAATATTCCTCTTTCAGCAGGTACAATCCACAAGAACTTCAAGTGGAACACTGACAAACAGGAATGGGAAGGTCCTATTATCGGTGCCACATCCGGCGGTAACTCCGTAGAAATCAAAGGCGAAATCTTTAACATCGAAATTGACGGTGTGAAAGTTAAGGTAAAAGGCCTTGCTCTTATGAACGGCGGCACAGGTATTATGGAAGTAAACTTTGCCGAAGTCACAGAAGAAATCCTGGCTAAAAGTATGATTGCCGAAGCAGGTGAATCTGATGCTCCAGGTTACACAATGCTTCAGCCAAAATCAACAATCGAAGAAGGCGACTTCATCGAAAACTTTGCATTCGTTGGCAAAACAGCAAAAGGTAATAAATCTATTATCGTTATCTTTGAGAATGCTCTCTGCACTTCCGGTTTCAAACTTGAAGGTAAGACCAAAGAAAACTCTGTTATCAAGCTGACTATGGAAACATATGCAGACGATGACGGCGATCTTGAAACAATCCCGGTAAGAATTTATTACCCTGAACAGGCGGCTGAATAAGTCACCAAAAGATAAAAAAAGGAAGGTTATTTAATATGAGCGAAACAGTAAAAGAAAAAATCGAAGTTGCAGAAGATGTAACAATCGAAGCACCAAAACCTTATGAATTCAGACAGCTTTCATCTACTGATATTTTTCTGATGTCACGAATTATAAGCAAAATCGGCATTAATGAATTTGCAAAAGCCGCAGGTTCTGAAAATGTTGTTCAGCTTATTAAAAGCCTGACAGACGAAGAAAAAGAAAGTGACAATGGCGGTATTTTAGTAGCCGCCACAGCAGTTGCAGAAATCGCAAATGTTCTTCTCGCTAATATCGGCAACTGTGAAAAAGAGATTTATCAGCTCCTGGCACAGACTTCAAACCTGACAGTGGCAGAAATCACGGCACCAGGTAATGCGGTGATGTTTGTTGATATGATTTTTGATTTTGTAAGAAAAGAGGAATTTCCCGGTTTTTTCGAGGCTGTTTCTCGCTTGTTCAAGAAGAAATA